GACCAGACGTGAGGGGCAATTGAAGGAAGACCGGGCTGAAGTTGATAAAGACAGAGGCGTGGTATCAGTCGCCTATATTGCTGCCAAACATGGCTTGGAAACTGAGGAACTGGAGTCACTAGGTATCAGCGACCACGATACACTTGAAAGAGTCGCTGAGAAACTCGCTGCTGCTAAACCTAAAGCACCCGAAGGAGAAGGCGAAAAAGGTGCGGAAGGTGGAGAAGGGGGATTTAAGCCTGACTCTGGCGAGACTACTGGGAGTGGAGAGCCTACTCAAGAGCAGCTGGAAAAGTTACCAATGGGTCAATATGCTGCTTACGTCCAGAAAAGGGACGAAAAGAAGTAGACAGTGAGTTAAAGGTCGCTTTGTCACTGTCTTTAAGCAAAATCTAAAAAAGGAGAGATAAAGTGGCCACATTAATAACCCCAACCATTGTAGCTAGGGAAGCTATTATGGCTCTGGAAAACAATCTGGTGTTCGGCGGGCTTGTTCACAGAGCTTACTCCACGGAGTTCAAGAAGGTTGGAGACACGGTGCTTATTCGGAAACCTGCTGAGTTTGCTAGTGTTCACGATTTTGCTGCTAGTGCCACCGTTGTACCAGATACCCTCACGGAGTCCAGTGTTGCGATATCGTTGGATAAGCACAACGATATAACCTTCCCCATTACCTCAAAGGAGCTATCGCTGGATGTCAAGAGCTTTTCCGAGCAGTGTATCGCACCAGCAATGAGGGCGCACGCTCAAGCAATAGATTACCAACTTGCTAACCTCATGCTGGATGTTGCTGCCCACTACCCGGTACACGCTACCACCCCGGCAGTGGCAGACATCGCTGGAGTCAGAACACAGCTCAACTTGAACAAGGTTCCGTTTGCCAACCGCTCTGTAGTCCTGCACCCCCAGACTGAGCAGGCATACATCGTCCTTGATGCCTTCCTGCATGCTGAGAAGCGTGGAGATACTAGGGCATTGAAGGAAGCCAGCATGGGGCGTGTATTCGGTATGGACTGGTTCATGGACCAGAATATCCGAACACAAACCTCGGATGTCCCAATAAGCACTGTTGCCGGCGTCACGATTTCCACTGGTGTGGATAAGGGCACGGCAGGAACAGCGATAGAGGTGAAGGGCGTCACAGCTACTTCGGCATCTATAGACAAAGGCTACGTGTTCAAGATTCAGGGTGAGACCAGCGACAAAGGCCATGTCATTACTGCCGACGTAGTTGCGTCTGGAGGTTCGGCATCGCTTACCTTCGCCCCGCCAGTTCAATCAAGTGCTTCTGCTGGGTCAACAGTAACCTTCCAGTTGCCTCACAAGGCTAACCTCGCCTTCCACAAGAACGCCTTTGCACTGGTGACAGCACCACTAGAGCCACCTCTGGGTGGAGCCAGGGGAGAGGTAGTGACCTATAAGGGAATATCTTGCCGAGTCGTCTATGGCTACGACCAGCTACACAAGGAGAACGACATCTCCATTGACATCCTGTTTGGTGTCAAGACCCTTAACAGGGAGCTGGCTTGTCGCCTGAGCGATGCACGTTGACCTAGCACTTAGGCTAGAACTTAGGGAGGGGGGAGGATTAACACTTCCCCCTTCCCCTTTCAAAGGGGAAAAGGAGGTTTATGAATATCCTGTATAGAATCTTATTCTGTAAGTGGTCCGGGCATAACTGGTTTATGGGACGATGTGTCCTTTGCGGAAAACTGTTAGACCTAAGAGGGAAGTTTTGAGAATACTCTGGCAATCAGTAGTCCCTTTGCTACTTCGGGCTATGGGACAATGACCTCTGTTTGGGTTCCTCATCTTAAAAAAATGGGGCATGAAGTAGCTATCTTCGCCTATTTTGGCGTAGCGGGTTCCAAGATGGACTGGGGGGATATTCCCATTTATCCCAACAACGACCATGACTACGGGGTGAATCAGCACTACATGTATTATGAGGACTTTAAGTCTGATATTTTAATCTCTTTAACTGATACTTGGGTACTTAGCGGTCTTGACCCCAGAGTAAAATGGGTTCCCTGGACTCCGATTGACCATGACCCAATACCCCCAAGAGTTCTTAATAGTCTCAGGCAGATAGCCTTTGTTAAAGCCCTTGCAATGTCCAAGTTCGGGCAGGCTGAGCTTGAAAAGCATGGGATACCGGCTTACTATATCCCGCTAAGTGTGAACACCCAACTTTTCTCTCCCAGAGAAGACCTTAGAAAAGCATCAAGAGAGATAGCAGGATGGAATGATAAATTCGTTATCGGCACCGTTGCCGTTAATTGTCCCCGCAAAAACTTTGAGGCATCAATGCAGGCCGTCAAGAAATTTGCAGCCAATCACAATGATGTTATGTACTACATGCACACCAAGCCAGGTGACGCTCAGGGTTATAACTTAGATGCCATAAGAAGAGCACTGGACATCAAGGATATTACTCTATTTCCACCACCTACGGAGATGGAAGTAGGGATTTCCAGAGAGATTATGGTTCAGATGTATAACAGCCTGGATGTGTTTCTGCTTCCGAGTAAAGGTGAGGGATTTTGCCTTCCGGTTGCAGAAGCACAAGCCTGCGGTGTTCCAGTGATTATCAGCAATAATACTGCCCTACCTGAACTTCTAGGTGGTGGCTGGCTTCTTAAAGAGCAAAGACTGGAATGGACAGGACAGGATTCATGGAATTATGACTGCTCTATTGACGAAATAGTGGAATACCTTGAGGAAGCCTATAAAGCCAAAAAGAACGGCTCCATTGATGAGATTAAGGCAAAGGCGAGGGCAAAGGCACTGGACTACTCCGAGGATAGGGTAGCAGCCTATTGGCCTCCAGTATTAAAAGACATTGAGAAACGAATCAAGGAGCCAAAGAACTGTGAGGGGCAAGTACCCTGGAAGCTCTACTTTATACCCAAGGAGTGTTCGCCGGCAAAGGTGCTGGATATTGGCTGTGGTGTAAATCAGCCATACCGGGATGCACTCCTTCACTTGGGCGAGTATGTGGGTATTGATAAGAAAGCTGGGCCGAATGGTGTAATAGTGATGGATGCCCACAACTTGAAGTTTGGGGATAAGGAGTTTGGCTTTGTCTGGTGTAGTGAAGTCCTTGAGCATGTCAGTAGACCCCAGAAGGTGTTAGCTGAAGCGAAGAGGGTAGGCGTCCATGGTGTGTGCTTATTCAGTACGCCAGCCGACCGCATTTGTTTTGATGCCGACCCCGAGCACCGAGAAGTCAAGGGTATTGATTACGTAACGATTGCTGGAGGGGATGGATTAATAACATGGTAAAGGGAGGGAACTGATGCCCTATGATATTATTCTTCCCGTAGTAAATGTGCTTCTTATCGTAGTTGTTATTATGTTTTGGAACTTACCTAAAAGGGAGAGATAATGGCCAATGCCCTTATTACCGGTATATCTGGACAAGACGGCTCTTACTTAGCTGAACTGTTATTGTCCAAGGGATATGAGGTTCATGGGCTTATCAGGAGAACGGCATTATATCCTGAGAACTTAAAGAACATAGAGACAATTCAGGACAGATTGAAACTGCACTATGGGGATTTGGCTACTGATAACCATCTGTCCGCTCTGATAGCAGAGGTTCAACCAGATGAAGTTTATAATCTGGCATCGCAGTCCGATGTCAGGATTAGCTTTGACATTCCCGAATATACCGGTGATATTACTGCGTTAGGCGTGTTGCGTCTCCTGGAAGCGATAAGGAAGTTCAGTCCTAAAAGCAAGTTCTACCAAGCCTCAAGTTCAGAGATGTTTGGCAATAGTCCGCCACCTCAGAGCGAAGATACACCGATGCACCCCCGAAGTCCCTATGGGGCAGCAAAACTTTATGCCTACAACCTAACCAGAATCTACCGCGACAGCTATAATCTCTTTTGCTGTAATGGCATTTTGTTTAACCACGAATCCGAGAGAAGGGGTAAAAACTTTGTGACCCGCAAGATTACTGAGGCTTTACCCCAACTTATGTGTGGGAAGCAGGATAAATTATATCTGGGAAATCTGGATGCTAAGAGGGATTGGGGATATGCTCCTGATTACTGTGAGGCAATGTGGCTGATGATGCAGGATAAGCCCGATGATTTCGTTATCGGTACCGGAGAGAGCCATTCCATAAGGGATTTTCTTGATGCTGCTTTTGGTTATGTAGGCTTTGACTGGGAAGAGTATGTTGAGATTGACCCTCGTTTTTATAGGCCGGCTGAGGTGAATTACCTACTGGCTGATGCCGGTAAAGCAAGGCGTATTTTAGGCTGGGAAGCCAAAACATCGTTTAAGGAACTAGTTAAAAGAATGGTTGACTCTGAACTGGGAAGCCAAAAGTAGAAGGGGGTGAATTGTGCCCTACGCAATAGAAAAGCGCGGTGATAAGTTTGTGGTTATCAACACCGAGACAAAAGATGTCAAAGGCAGGCACCCCACCAGGATAAAGGCTCAACGGCAGATTAACCTGTTAAGAGGTATTGAGCAAGGTTGGGAGCCGACTGGCAAGCCAGCCAGAAAGTAGGTGAGAGATGAAGACACTATCAGCTATAAGAGCTATTATACGCCAATTTTTGAGGGATGAGTTCGTTTCTAGCGACTTAGCCCTTGTCTGGCAAGATGACGAGCTTGACCTGTATATTGCCGATTGTCTGGCGGAAATATCAGAGCGTGTTCCTTACAAGGTTAAGGAGACACTGACCACTACAGCAGGCTCACGGGAACTGGACATTAGCACTATAGAGGACTTGCTGTCTATTGAGAAACTGGAATATAAGACTGGGAGTGACCCTAGAGATTTCAGGAACTATAACTGGATTGATAGTGACACTATAGAGATAGACACCACATTAAACCCCGGCGCTGCTGAAAATGTTTACCTCTATTGCCATAAGCTCCATCAATTAACTGAATCCTCATCTACTCTTACGCCTCAGATAGAGAGGCTTCTTATTCAAGGGGTAACTGGCCGGGCGGCTATAGCTAAGGCTCAGTCACATATTAACAAGGTTAATATCGGTGGAGGTAGGACAGTCTCTGATTTGCACGCTTGGGGTGTGAACCAATTAGCTCTATACAGGGCTGGCCTTCGCAGGATTACTAAACCTGAGACCTATATAGAATACCCAAAGGACTAAAAATCATAACCCCCAATCCCAGCCCGCTAAGCGGGCTTTTTTTATATCCAAAATCATTGAAGGAGGAAGACTGTGGCAGAATTTTCGGACTATTTTGAGAACTCAATCATAAACTTGATGAGGAGCGTAGCCTTTACGGAAATAGCAGCCTATGTGGCGCTGTTCACGGCCGATACAGGGCTAGAGGCAGATAACCCTACGGCTGAGGTAAGTGGCGGCTCTTATGCCAGGCAGGCTGCGGGATTATCGGCGGCTTCCGCTGGTGCAAGTGCTAACGCTGGGGATATTACATTCCCCACTGCTACGGCCGCCTGGGGCACGGTGTCGCATGTCGCACTGGTTGACCACGTCTCGAATACCAACTGGGGCACCGATGTCCATGTCCTGATGTGGTCGGCTCTGGATGTCAGTAAAGTGGTGGCCGACGGTGACACTTTCAAGATTAACGCCGGCGACTTAGACGTAACTGTAGCCTAAGTAGGGGGTTGGTATGCCTGCTATAAGAGAAATAAAACCTATCAATCCTACAACCTTTGAGGTAGAGCTGCTTGGCAAGGATAAAGTTGAGATAGGGGATAGGGGAGCTATTGACTTCAAGCCTCATATCAAACTCAATCGCTGGGATGGGGAATGCTTTATTAAAGTAGGGCTTCCCACGACCGAGAAAGTCCCTCCTGTTATTAAAGCTGATAAGGTCAAGTTTAAGGGAAAGGATATTGAGGCTGACTTCTATCCCCTTGAACCTACAACTGTAATTGCCAAAGACAAGGATGGTAGAGACCATAAATTTACTCAGAATGAGCTTGGGGGTTTTGAGTTTGAGGTTATCCTAAAGAAGAAGCCAAAGACCAATAGAATTGTCCTTGATATTAAGACACAGGGGCTTGAATTTCTTTATCAACCCCCAATGACTGAAGGGGATAAGAAGAACGGGCATATTCAACCTGACAACATAGCAGGTTCTTATGCTGTCTACCACGCTACCAGAACCAATATGCACGCCTCAAAAGCTGATGCCGAGAAGTATAAATGCGGTAAGATGGGGCATTTTTACTATCCTTATCTGACTGATGCTGATGGCCGGAGGGTTCGGGCAGAAGGCTTTAATATCTCTGATGGGCTGATGACTGTTACACTCCCACAAGACTTTCTTGATAGTGCTGCTTATCCAGTAAGTATTGACCCAGATTTTGGATATACGGATAAAGGCGGGTCATCAAGTACTATTTGGGTGCTGATTGGCTTCCGTGAGACAGCCCCAGCAGATGGAACAGTGACTTCAATCTCAATGTATCTTTTGGAGGTTGGGGGACAATGCGATGTAAACTTTGGGTATTATAACAACAATGTATCTGAAGAGGTGGGGACTCATGTCGCTCACGGAACAGCCGCAACGCCAGCCGCTAGTTATGATGATTGGTATCTCATTGATGTATCTGGCTCTATTACCAATGGAAATGTCTATTGGTTAATAGGGCAGGCGACTACGGATGCATATTATAGAGCATACACAGATTACGAAAGTGGCTTTAGGTATGCAACTGATACAATCTTTGTATTTGATAATTGGGACGATAGCCCCACTATTGATACTTACACCAACAACTGGAGAGTTTCTATCTACTGCACTTATGAGGAAGCAGGAGTAACTCATTATGGTGCTGCCACTTTATCAGGAGTAGGAACGCTTGCTGGTCTTCCCCATGCAACCTACGCTGCTAAGTCCACACTAGCAGGAGTAGGGACTTTAGCTGCTATTGGATGTCGCATAAGGACAGGGCTGGCGACTTTAACGGGAGCTGGCACTCTATCTGCACTGGGTGTCTCATTGTTAGCAGCAAAGGCTACATTATCTGGTGTCGGCAGCCTCTCGGCTATCGGTAAAGGGATATTTTGTGGCGTTTCAACATTAGCGGGCACTGGGACGCTAGTGGTCAGTGCTATAAAAACGGCTATAGGTAAGGCGACACTCTCAGGTGCAGGTAGTCTGGCTGCCATAGGCACTATCGTTACTGCGGGAATGGTTTATGGTGCGGCTACCCTTTCAGGAATAGGAAGTCTAGCTGCAAAGGGAGTGCGTACACTTAAAGGGGCGGCAACTCTTTCTGGCACAGGAAGTTTAGCCGTAGCTTGGGAAAGAATACGAACAGGGGCAGCTACACTGGCTGGAGTCGGCACTCTAATTGCTAAGGCGGGAAGAATTAGAACCGGAGCGGCTACCTTAGCTGGAAGTGGAATACTAGCCGTTCTTGGACACTTAACTTCAGTAAACAAAGCTACACTGGCTGGGGTTGGCTCCTTAACCGCTAAAGGAGTGGGTATATTTATTGGTGCTGCTACGCTAGCAGGAACTGGAACTCTAACAGCTAAAGTCTCTTTGAAGAGAGTGTACCAGCTAATTAAGATGCTAATCCAAACTAGGAGTAAAGCCAGGATGACAGTGCAGACGATGAGCAAAGCTAGAATGCAAATAGAACTCAGAGGAGGTGGTGAAGAATGAAGAACACCTTTGACCGAGGCGATACCGTCTTTATAACCTGTGAACACAAGACCTATGACTTTGCCACTGATATCTGGTCATTGGCTAACCCGGATGCAACCTTCCCTAAAATCACCATCATAGACCCGAAGGGAGTAACAAAGATTCCTGTTGACCCAGAGGCTCCGGCTACTATGGACAGCGATGAGACGGGTAAATTCTACTATCTCTATGAGATTCTTGCTACTGCCGAAAGAGGCTGGTGGCGAGGCTCTATACAGGTTGAGAACGGAGGCTACCCGGATAAACAACCTTTCGGCTTTAGGGTGTAATAATGAGAAGTCTAAGTAACTCTAAATTCTTTTTGACAATAGGGGCACACTATTTTCGCTGTATGTCTACTATTACCTTTATGACCCGTTACAATAATTAAGAGGTTTTCTATTCTGTTATCTTTCTTATTATCAATACTGCCTATGGGATATTTAGTACCCTTATGATGGACAAGTTCCCAAGAATGAAGATTACGACCGAGATACTTCGCCATTACAAGACGATGTTCAAGGACATAGCCTCTCTTATTTGCCATTGAATAGAAGAAGTCATCTGGGGAAACCCAAACAAGAATATAACCTGCTGTTGTTATCTGTCTGCCACCCTTCCAAGCAGAGTTTCCGGGACCAGGCCAATTACCCTGACCACTGCCACAAGAACGGCACCTAAGATTCACAGCCATATTGTTCGTGTACTTAACCCATCGTTCCTTGCCACAGTCAATACAGGCAGCCCATATAAAAGTTCCCTTACTACCTTTATTGTGTCTTTTAATATCACCAATCTTTTCCATATACTTAATTATAGCACAGAACAGAAAAGTTCTCAAGGGGGAATTTAAGTGCGTACCTTATCCGATAGCCTAAAAGTAGCACAGCAAGCGGAATCTATTGACCCCTTAACCAAGATTGTCCTCACTCATGGGGCAAGCTCTTTTACCTATACCCGGGACCGCATCCTGGACATCAACCATACGGAAGAGCCATTTACTCAAAGAGCCGAGCTACTACTGGACAATAGCGATGGAGCATTAACCTCCCTTGCCCTTAAAGGGTTTAAGGGGGTTATCAGCTATGGTGCGATTACTAGCGCCGGTGAAGAGTATGATGCCTGTGCCCCCCTGTGGGTAATAGCTCAGAGATTTAACTCATCGCCCGGTAAGCTAGATTGCCTACTGTCCCTTATCGGCATACCTAATCTCATAGCTGAGGACAAAGCCAGTGAGAGCTATATGCCCGATGAGC